ACCAAGATCAGGAAGGTAATGCGTGAGTTTAAGGAAGGAACTCTCCACTCTGGCAAAAAAGGCCCTGTGGTGAAGAATCCTAAACAAGCCATTGCCATTGCTATTTCTGAGTCTAAGAGGAAGAAGAAATGAAACAAGGTCTTTATAGCAACATCGCAGCAAAGAGAGAACGCATTAAAGCGGGTTCTAGGGAAAAGATGCGTAAGGTTGGCTCTAAAGGCGCTCCTACTGAGGCGGCATTTAAGGCTGCGGCTAAGACCGCAAAGAAGAAATGATCCCTGAATCATTAGACAAAACAACTGTTAATCAGTTACTTCTGTCTCATGGGACATGGAAGCATCTTTTTTACCGATGCTATTCAGAAGTAAGTCCTGATTACAAAAACTATGGCGGTCGTGGAATTGATGTGCATCTATCGTGGCATGGAGAAGATGGCTTTTATCAATTTATCCAAGACGTTGGACTTAGGCCATCAAAAGATTACAGTCTTGATAGAATTGATGTGAATAAAGGTTATTCGCCAGAAAATGTGAAATGGTCAACTAGCATTGAGCAAGCCAACAATCGAAGGAATAGCAAGCGATACCTGTTTGAAGGCGAGAATCTTACGTTGGCTGAGATTGCTAGAAAAACGGGAATTGGATACCAAAGAATCTGGAAAGCAACAAAGATTTATGGCGATCCATCAGAACATACAAAAATTGATCCAGATGTTGGCAAACGTATGTATCAAGGCGAATTGCGGTCAACAACTGAAATTGCTAAAATGGTTAATATGAAGCCAGCAACTCTTATGAGAAGACTTAAAAATGGCTTAGATTTTGATTTAGCTATTGCACTTCCACTTCAAGCTGGTGTACACTTCAGGGAAAGATCATTATGGTCTTAAAAAAATACCAGAATCCAAAAGGCGGATTGAATGAGGAAGGTCGAGAGTTCTACAAAAGGACTGAAGGACTGAACTTAAAAGCGCCTTTAAAAACGGGTAATTCAGGTCGACGATCTAGTTTTTTAGCACGAATGGGCAATATGCCTGGCGCTGAGATGAAAGATGGGAAGCCTACCCGACTCCTATTATCTCTTAGAGCTTGGGGCGCAACGTCCAAGGAAGACGCTAAAGCTAAAGCTAAAGCGATCTCTAAGAGGAATAAATGAGACCTGTATCTGTCGGAATTAACCCAACAGCCGCAACGCTGACTACTGTTTACACAGTACCTACGGGTTACTACGCTCTCTTTAATCTGATGTACCTTCACAACACAACAGGTTCTACCAAAACAATTACTGTTCAATGGTATGACGCTAGTGCTACGGCTTCTTACGATATTCTTACCTCATACAGTATGGGTTCTAAGGACTATTTAAAGTTTGATGGCTCTTACATTGTGATGGAAGAGGGAGATCAGTTTCGATTGACAACTGAAGCTGGAAGCACCTTTACTGTGATTGCAACATTTGAGGTTCAAGGAGCGCAACGAACATGACCTACTTAGAACTTGTTAACGATGTGCTAGTTCGCTTGCGTGAAAGCACAGTAACGACTGTTGGCGAAACAACCTATTCTTCTTTGATTGGCAAGTTTGTCAATGATGCCAAGCGTCAGATTGAAGACTCTTATAACTGGAATTGCCTTGCTCAAACAATCACAGTAACGACTACTTCTGGTACAAGTTCTTATGCTTTGACAGGTGCGGGACAGAAGTTTCGTGTCAATGATGCTCTGAACACAACCAGTTTGATTGGTCTTCGCAATATTGAGTTTGTGGACATGAATCGCAAACTAAACCTTGGCGCACCTTCTCAATCTATTCCTTCAGAGTTCTGCTTTAGCGGTGTAGATGGTAGTGGCGACACCAAAGTAGACTTGTTCCCTGTTCCTTCTGGTGCTTTTACTCTGTTGTTTGACCTTACAATTCCACAGGCTGCTTTGTCGGCTGATGGCACATCTGTCAAGGTTTTGGACTACTTGGTGACTCAAAGCGCCTATGCTCGTGCTTTGATTGAACGTGGTGAGGATGGTGGTACTGCTTCTAATGAGGCTTATGCTTTGTTTAGAGGAATGCTCTCTGATGCGATTGCATTGGAGTCCACTCGTTATCCTGAAGACAACTTTGTGGCGGTCTAATGGCTTCTCAACTCCAAAGTTACAGTCTCTCAGCACCAGGCTTTTATGGCCTGAATACTGAAGACTCTCCCCTTGATTTAGGGTCTGGTTTCGCTTTGGTTGCAACTAATTGCATTTTGGATCAGTATGGTCGTATTGGTGCTAGAAAAGGTTGGTCAAGGGTTAACTCTTCCTCTGGTAATTTAGGCGCTAACGATGTTGGTGTTATCCATGAGTTAGTCCAGAATGATGGGACTTTGACAGTTCTTTTTGCTGGCAACAATAAGATATTTAAACTTGGCACTTCTAATGCAGTGACTGAGTTGACCTATGGTGGTGGAGGTACTGCTCCTACTATCACGGCATCTAACTGGCAATGTGCATCTTTGAATGGCATTGCATACTTCTTTCAAACTGGTCACGATCCATTGATTTATGACCCCGCAGTAAGTACAACTACTTATCGCAGAGTTTCAGAGAAGTCTGGTTATGTAGCTACAGTTCCTCAAGCCAACATCTGTATCTCTGCATTTGGTCGCTTGTGGGTGGCTAATACATCTACAGATAAGGTGACTGTTAGCTTCTCTGACCTGATTGCAGGTCATGTATGGGGCGGTGGCACTTCAGGATCATTGGATGTTTCTCGTGTGTGGCCTAATGGTGCAGATGAAGTGATGGGCTTGGCAGCTCACAATGATTTCTTGTTTATCTTTGGTAAGAAGCAGATTCTTGTTTACTCTAATGCTTCTACACCTGCATCCTTGGTTCTGAGCGACACAGTAGGCTCTATTGGGTGTATCGCAAGGGATACAATTCAAAGCATTGGCTCTGATGTTGTTTTCTTGTCAGACTCAGGTGTTCGTTCATTGATGAGAACTATTCAAGAGAAGTCTGCTCCTTTGCGAGACCTATCTAAAAATGTTCGTTTCGACTTGGCTTCATCCTTGGCGGGTGAAACTCTTGCTAATCTGAAGTCTGTTTACTCAGAAAAAGAAGCCTTTTATCTGCTTGTTTTACCTGCTACTTTGCAAGTTTACTGTTTTGATACAAAGCAGAATCTTCAAGATGGTGCTTCCCGTGTAACCAAATGGGATAGTATTTCTCCAACAGCACTCAGATCGTTGCGTAATGGAGACTTGTACATTGGAAAGAACGGCTACATTGGTAAGTATGGTGGTTATCTTGACGATACCTCTACTTATCGATTCTCGTATTACACAAACAATGCTGACTTAGGCAACCCTAATCAGATTTCCATTCTCAAGTCAATTACTGCCGTTGTCATTGGTGGTTCTAACCAGTTCCTGACAATCAAGTGGGCTTTTGACTATTCAGGCGCTTATCAGTCAGAGAACGTCTTTATTCCACCTCAAGGCTTTTACGAGTATGGGGTTGGTGAGTATGCAGTTGCAGACTTCTCAAGTGGCATACCAATTAAAGCATTGACAAGTAATGCTTCAAGTGCAGGTAAAATTGTACAAACTGGTTACGAAGCCACCATTAACGGCACTCAGTTGTCAATTCAGAAAATTGAACTTCAAGCCAAAGAAGGCAAGATAGGATAAATATGAGCAATTATTCAAAATCCACTAACTTTGCAACCAAAGATAATCTCTCGCCTGGCAATCCCCTAAAGATTGTTAAGGGTACTGAGATTGATACAGAGTTCAATAACATTGCAACTGCCATTGCGACTAAAACAGATAACTCATCTGCCACCATTACTGGGGGTACGATAAATGGTGCGGTAATCGGTGGAACTACTGCTGCTGCGGGAACTTTCACTAACCTTACTGTTAGCACATCCGCTACGATTGCTTCTGCCGCCATTAGTGCAGGAACAATCAATGGTGCGGTTATCGGTGGTTCTTCTGCACTTGCCATTACTGGCACTAACATTACTGCTAATACAGGCTTTAGTGGCCCATTGACAGGCGCAGTAACTGGTAACGTCACAGGTAATGTAACTGGTGACGTAACGGGCAATGTCACAGGTAACGTAACTGGCAATCTGACAGGCAATGTAACTGCGGCTTCTGGTACTTCTACATTCAACAATGTGACCATCTCTGGCGCATTGGACATGGATAGTGGTACATCGGCAACCATTACTGGTTTGGCAAGCCCTACAAACGATTCTGATGCGGCTACCAAGGGTTATGTTGATGCACTAGCCCAAGGGATTGATGCCAAAGCCTCTGTGGTTGCGGCTACTACTGCAAACATCACTTTGTCTGGCGCACAAACCATTGATGGCATATCAATTATTGCGGGTGATCGGGTATTGGTTAAAGACCAATCTACTGCTTCTGCAAATGGTATTTACTTGTGTGCAACAGGTTCTTGGACTCGCACAACAGATGCTGACACTTATGCTGAGTTGGTGGCGGCTTTTACCTTTGTTGAAAAGGGCACAACTAACGCTGATTCTGGCTTTATCTGCACTATTGATGCGGGTGGCACATTGGGAAGCACATCGATTACATGGGCGCAGTTCTCTGGTGCGGGGCAGATTACCGCAGGTGATGGTCTTACAAAGACAGGTAATACTCTTAATGTAGGAACTGCATCCTCTGGTCGTATTGTTGTCAATGGCGACAACATTGATTTAGCTACTTCTGGCATTTCGGCAGGAACATACCAATCTGTCACTTTTGATGCTTATGGTCGTGCTACGGCAGGAACGAATCCAACGACTATTGCTGGCTATAACATCTCAAAT